ATACACCGAACAAAAGAGGTTAACATTATATGGCTAAATTATCTAAAATGTTTAAAGTGGGTATGGGAGCATTAGGTGAAATACTTGAAAACCCATTTATTGCAGATGTTGGTGATAACGTTCTAATAAGTGATAAAACAATAGATGGTGGACAATTAGGAACAATTGTAGGCACATTTGATGAAAACAAAGGTGTTAGAATAAAATTAAATAATTCAGAAGATGTAATAAATGTTTCAAGAGAAGATGTTATGAAAGTAACAAATGACAAAGAAACAAATATGAAGATAGAGGATTTTACAAGACAAAATAATCCATCATTTTTCTCAGAGGAATAAATATGGCTAAACAACCAAATGTGATACCATTTCAAGAAGGTGCTCCACCTGATAACTTAGAAGTTGAAGAAATAGATAACAATGAAGTTCTAATAGGAGATAAATCATTAGATGAAATGGTTGAAATAACAAATGAACATGATTCTAATATTGCAGAAGATATAGATGAACAAGAATTATTAAGAAAAGCATCAGATTTATTAGACGCATTTGAAAGTGATAAAGAAGCACGTTCAGAATGGGAAGATAGATATAAACAGGGTTTAGAAACATTAGAACCTGATGGTGGCTTAACAGAAGAAGAAGAACAAAGAGCCACAAGAGGTTTAAGTACAGTTGTACACCCAATGATAGCAGAGGCCGCCACACAATTTAATGCTAAAGCAATTGCAGAATTATATCCATCAGGTGGTCCAGTAAAAACAACTATTGTTGGAGAGCCAACGGAAGAATTAGAAGACCAAGCAAGGCGAGTTCGTGATTATATGAATTATCAGATAACTCAAGAAATGCCTGAATATTTCCCTGATTTAGACACAATGTTGTTTCAATTGCCATTAATTGGTCATGCTTTCAAAAAAGTATTTTATGATACAAATTTAGGTAGGCAATGTTCTCAATTTGTTAAAGCAGAAGATTTTGTTGTTTCTCCTGATAGTAAAGATTTAATGACTTCTGTTAGATATTCACACATTATTACATTACCGAGAAATGATTATAATAGATATGTTGAAAGTGGTTTTTATTTGCCAATCAAATACATGGGAGGTGATTATGACCCTGCTGGAAATATTGGAGATGAAATAGAAGGTCTTTCTCAGGGAGATGATGAACATAATGAAACAGTAACATTAATAGAAATGCATGTTTATGAAACATTTGATGGCATTGATGGTGTTACTAATGACGAAGATAATGATGATATGGTAGCTTTTCCATATGTTGTTACAATAGATTATGATTCACAAAAGATTGTTTCTATCAGAAGAAATTGGGAACAAGATGATGAAAAAAAATTAAGACAGGATTATTTTGTATCATATAGATTTTTGCCCGGTACAGGCTTTTATGGTTTTGGTCTATATCATTTAATAGGTGGTCTTGGTAGAGCCGCCACAGGTGCATTAAGAGCCTTATTAGATAGTGCCGCATTTTCAAACATGCAGGGTGGTTTTAAATTAAAAGGTCGTGTTACTGGTGGCGAATTACAAGTTAATCCCGGTGAATTTGCAGATTTAGATGCGACAGTTGATGATGTAAACAAGGCTATAATGCCTTTACCATTCAAAGAACCATCAGGAACATTATTTAATTTAATGAACGCAATTGTACAAGCTGGACAAAGATTTGCAAGCACTGCAGATTTAAATGTTGGCGATGTAAACCCAAACGCACCAGTAGGTTCAACAGTTGCCTTGATTGAACAAGGTTCTAAAGCATTTAGTGCTATACATAAGAGATTGCATTATTCACAAGGACAAGAATTTAAATTAATTGCAAAATCAAATGCAAAGTTTTTGCCTGAAAAATTTGAATTTAGTTTATCAGGTGTTACTCAATTCATAATGTCAGCAGATTTTGACAGTACAATTGACATAATACCAGTATCAGACCCTAATGTATTTTCTACTGCACAAAGAATTGCACAAGCACAATCTGTTCTACAATTATCACAATCAGCACCTAATCTTTATGACCAATATGAAACACATAAAAGAATGTTAGAGTCATTAAGAATACCAAATATTGGCGAAGTGTTAAAAGAACCAGAAGAAGCATCAAGAATAGACCCAGTTGATGAAAATATGTCTATTATGTATGGCAAACCAATAAGAGCTTTTCCTGAACAAGACCATGATGCACATATAAGTGTTCATATGCAATTTATGATGGACCCATCTTTAGGTGGTAATCCCGGTGCTAGAAATTTACAACCAATATTAATTGCACATATAGCAGAACACATTGCATTATTGTATAGACAACGTATGCAAACAGCGATTGGTATGAATTTAGCACCATTACCTGATATACGAGACCCTAAATTTAAATTTGATGATATTTCACCCGAAATGGATATGTTAATATCACAAAGAGCCGCCGAAGTTGTTAAACAATCCCCACAAATGGAACAAATTAGTGCCATTACAAACATAGGACAAGGACAACAACAAGGTAATCCTTTACAACTTGCACAACAACTTGCACAATTAGAAGCACAAATGTTGCAAATGAAAACACAACAAGAACTTCAAATTGAGGAAGCAAAAGCAAAACAAGATATGGCAATCAAAGATGCTGAAACAAAACAAGATTTAGCTATTCAACAAGCAGAATTAAATCAAGATTTACAGGCAAAAATGGCTAAATTACAATTAGAATTACAAATAATAAGAGATAAATACCAAGCTAAAAAAGGAGCTTTATAATGAAAGACGGAATGAAAAATTATCGTAACATGATGAAAAACATGGAAAAAATGGGTATGCAAGGTAGCATTTCAGATAATGAACGAGACATGTTATCTAAAATGTCAGATACTTTTTCCCCACAAATGAGAGGTACTGGCTCAGGTGTAACATCTGATGCAGAATTTAAAGCACTTAAAGATTCAACAGTAAACATGGCAAAATCAGACATGTTAGATACAGAAAAAGAATCAATGATGAAATTGTTAGAGGGAATGGCACCATCAGACATAAGAGAAGCAATAGATGCATTGATGAGTATGGGTTTTGATAGAGAAGCAGTTTTACAAATTTTAGAAAGTACACCGGGTCTTATTGGAAATATTAGTAATAAAGAACAAGTAATGCCAAAAACAATGACAGAAGGTGCTTTAGGCTCTTTGCCTGAAAGACCAATGATGCGACCAACACCTGAAAGATTAGATGCAGATAGAACACAAAGCATGGACATGCAAAAGACAGGCATGGGAACATAGGCTTATAAATGGCTAAAGAACCATTTTCATTAAAAGATTTAGGCACTTTAAAATCAGGTGTTTTAGCAGAGGAGGCTGGTTTCAAGCCTCTTTCTAAATTAAACATTGATTTCACTTTAAGACCAGAAACAGTATTTGGTGCATTGCCTTTTGGTGATATTTCTGTATTAGGTCAAGCTATTGGCAAATATCAAACAGAAGATGCCGCAAATAGATTATTAGGTAGAGATAAAGGTTTTCAAGAAACATTAAAAGGTGCAGGAACAATAGATAGTGCCACTTCACAAATTATTAGAGAAATAAAAGAACAAAAAGCCAAAGATGATTTTTCTACAGAACCAAATATTACTCGTGATGATATACAAAAATATGCAAGAAACAAAAGACCTGATTTATTTGCAGATTTAGCACCAATACAAACACCGAAATTTACCAAACAACAATTAGATGCCAAAACTACAGATTTTTTTAGACCAGAACAACAATATTCCACACAACCATACAAAAGCAGAGGTTTTGCAGAACAAATGACATCAAGAGCAACTTCAGCAGATGGTTTAGGTGTATATGATTTAGAAGAACAAGGAAGATTTAGAGAAGCACAAAATATGTATGATGCAAATATTAAATCAACAGACCAATTTGCAGAAGATAAAATAACTCAAACAAATATAACAAATTACGACCCTAATAAGGGAACATACGACCCAGCATTTTCAAGAGCAGTTACATTAGAAAATCAAGGCGATAGCACACCATCGGAAACTACTTTTATATGTACCGTTTTGTTTGAAATGAATATTTTACCTATGAAGATTTACAAGTATGACCAAAGATATGGTCAACAAGTAAATAGAAGAATATATAATGGTTATGCATTATGGGGTAAACCATTAGCAGAAAGAATAAGAAAACAAGGATTAGCCTACAAGATTATGACACCTATTGCATGTGCTTGGGCAGAACAAATGGCATATGATTTATCAGATGGTAAAGTAGGAAAAAATAGAATATCAATAAAGATTGCAAAATTTTTGGGAGAAACAATATGTTATACATTAGGACTGTTTATTAAACCAAAAGGAGCAAAAAATGCCAGAACACACACTAGAAATCGGCAACATGGAGCGAAACGAGGAACTATTCATGGAGAAAATGGGGTTTCCAAGAGACGCAGAAGGATTAAATCTAAGTGATGAACAATTAGTTAATTTTTTATTATTATGTCATCAAGAAATGATTTTACCAGAAGAAACAGAAGAAATGGAAGAAGAACATGGTGATGTAAAAGTAAAAATCATCAAGATGGATAGTGGCAATACTCATGAAATGATGAATGACATACTAGGTCCAATGGGTCCAAAGGTGATGTAATGCCATTTAGTAAATATTCAAAAAAACAAAAAAAATTAGCTAAGATAGCAAAGCCAAGAAATAAAATTACTGGTGCTGATTTTAAGAAAATAGCTATGAATAAGAAAAGGAAAAACAATGGCAAAAAAGGCAAAAAAATCAAAGTCTAAAAAGACCAAAGCCGTACCTACAAATCCTAAGTTGTATGCAAAAATAAAAGCCAAAACAAAAGCTAAATTTGATGTTTATCCTAGCGCTTATGCAAATGCATATTTGGTTCGTGAGTACAAGAAAGCTGGTGGCGGTTATAGAACAAAAAAGGCATAATTATGGCAAAACCTAAAGGCAAAGGTACATTAACCAACTGGTTTAAAAAAGAAAATTGGGTAGATATATCAGCGCCGAAGAAAGGTGGCGGTTATGAGAAATGTGGTAGAAAATCAGCCAAAAAAAGTAAAAGAGGTTATCCTAAATGTGTACCTAAAGCCAAAGCCAATAGAATGACCAAATCACAAATTAAATCGGCAGTTGCAAGAAAAAGAGCAAATCCAAAAGGGAAAGTTAAAACATTACTAAAGAAGAAAAAAAATGGCACCAAGAAAAAAGCCTGACCCTAAAAAAGGCACTGGTAAAAAACCAAAAGGGAGTGGAAGACGATTATACACAGATGAAAACCCAAAAGATACAGTCAGTATCAAATTTGCCACCCCAACAGATGCAAGAAAGACGGTTACAAAAGTTAAAAAAATCAATAAGCCATATGCGAGAAAGATACAAATACTTACAGTCGGTGAACAAAGAGCAAAAGTGATGGGTAAAACAGAAGTTGCAAGTATATTTAAAAAAGCCAAAAAAACACTTAAACAAAAAAAGGAGAAAAAAGATGGCAAAAAAAACAGTAGAAGCACCTAAGGGATTTCATTGGATGCGAGCCGGTAAAGGTTTTAAATTGATGAAAGGTGAATATAAACCACATAAAGGTGCAGTTAAAAAAGCATCATTTGAAATACAAAAAGTTCATACACCTGCACAAAAGAAAAAATAGTGGCTAAAACATCTCCATTAGTAAGAATATTATCAGGTGCATTAGGCGATTTTATTACTGATAGAATGACACCAAAAGGTGCATTAGATGAATTAATGGATATGAAAAGACCACCTAAAAATGAAAACATAGATATACCTGAATTTAAAATTGAAAACCCTGCACCACCAATACCTGTAAGTGGTAGAAAACGTTTAATATACAAAAATGCAGTTGATGACATAATGAAAAGAGAGGATAATCCTTTTCAGGCATTTGATGAAGAAGATGGGTTTGATTTTGCAAATAGAAAAATGGGAGAAGCATTAAAACAAGCATTAGATATGGAAGATTATGCAACTGCCAAAAAATATATGTTTGAAAATCAAGTTAGATTTGAAGATTTAGGATTTGCAGATACAGAGGCAGACCAATTTATAGATAGTGTTTTAGAAGAATTATATTATGGTGAAGATTAATGGCAGAATATAAAGGCAAAAAGGTTACATTAAACAAGCCTAGACGCATCAGGAAAGGTGAAACATCTTATGGCAAGAAAAAGTCCGTTGTATATGTAATGAGTGGTGATAAGGTCAAAAAAATAACTTTTGGTGACCCTAATATGAGAATCAAGAAAACATCTCCTGCTAGAAGAAAATCTTTTAGAGCAAGACATAGATGCGACACAGCTAAAGACAAAACAACTGCTAGATATTGGTCATGTAAGGCTTGGTAAATGGCAAAAGGGTTAGCAAAATTATTTAAATTTGGCTTTGGTGCATTAGATGATTTAGGTATGTTTTCGCCTACAGAAAAAGCTATTGATATGTTACCACAACAAACAGGCACACCTGAACAAATGTTTTCACAAATAGGCAAGATTGGTGGTAAAAGTGCAAAAGAAGAAATGTTATTTACTGGTATTGAAGATGCATTTGCCACTGCACCAAAAGTAACAAATCAACAATTAAAAGATTATTTATCAAACAATAAAACAAGAATAAATGAAATAATAAAAAGTGAAGCAAAAGCTAAAGAAAAAGGACAAATAACATATTTTAAACATTTTGACCCTAATGTACTAACAAATATAACACAAGATGGTAGAAGATTGAGAATTCTTGATGGTTTTACATCAGGAGATGATTTTACTTTAAAATTAATTGATGATTTAGCAAAAGACCCTGCAAGAACAGGAACATTAGATAATCCATTTATTAGTAAAATAGATAAAGATGAACTATCAGATAATTTTTATGGTGCAATTGATAGAAAATATTTCAACATGGTTGAAAATTTAGATGATGATGTTAGTCCAAACTTTCGTGATAAAACTGATATGTATAATAAAGTAAGAGATACAAATTTAGAAAATTTAATTAAAGTAAGATTTATTGATGAAGATAAAATAGCATATACAATTAAAGGAAATAACAATGTTGGTTATGAAGTTCAGGCAGGTAGAAATTTAGATAAAAATGCTATTGATGATGTTTATGTTGCTCGAACAGATAATTTTAATGAAGCAGTATTACAATTAAATGAGTATCGTAGACAAGCACAAAAATTAGGTACAAAAAATTCACTTATAAAAGATACAACAATTGATTTACGACCAAAACATGAAAGTTACACTTTGCCGGGCGGTAAAAATTATCAGGAAATACTACTAACAATGCCTGAGCCAATAGATAATGTGGCATCTATTGCTGGTAAATATGATGATGTAATTCAAAAAGATAGATTTGGTGCAGTTATAAATTTAAATGCAATAACAGGCAGTCCATCTGATATTACATTAAGCCCATCAATGTTGAAAATTTTAGATGATGGAAAAGTGTTAGATATTGGTATTGATAGAAATGTTAGATTTAACAAAGAAACAGATAATATCGAAGTTCTAAAAAAAGATTATGTAAACGAATCACATACTGGTGATGAAAAAAATGTTGTTGTTTTTGCAAGAACAAAAGACAGAGTTGATGAAGAAGGCAGAAAAATATTATATGCAGAAGAAATACAATCAGATATGGCACAAAGAGGTAGGAAACGAGGTCTTGTAATGGGACAAAAAGAAAAAAAGGCATATATAAACAAAAATAATCCAATAATATTTGGTGATATTTTAGATTCTATAGAAAAATTAAAAGAATTTACAAATATAGAAGATTTAAAAGCAATCAGAGCATTACAAACTGAACCTAAAGATATGGCAATTGGTAGAATACAACCATCAAAACAACTTATTGGGTTTGAAAATGATGATATAGATATGATATCAGAAAGAGATAATGTTTTTAACTTTGATGCTAACATGATTGATTTTAAAAATGCACATACATTTGAAGATATAATAAAAAAATATCAAACAAAATACAAATTTAATGAATTAAAAGATAACAGGACTAAAAGATTAACAAATCAAGGTTTTAATAAAACAAATATAAATGAAATTGATAAAAATATATTGGTAGATTCTGGCATTATTGTACCAAAAGATTTGTATTCTGATGTTTCAGATTATGTAGATATACAATTATTTCAAAAACGTATACTGGGATTTAGAAAAGCCACTGCCAAAAAAATATATGATAGAGAATTTGATAAAACATTTGGTCCATTAGATGATGCAGGAGACCCAATAGATAGAATAGACCCTCAAAAATTAATTGATTTTAACAATAATATCTTGAAAAAAATATTAGGAACAGAAAATCATAAAAAATTTATAAATGATAGTGTTAAAGAACAAACAAAAGAGTCATTAGATTTATTTACTAATATGAATATGACTAAATATAATAAATTAAAAGATGATGATTTGATGGATATGACATTATCTCAAATTCAATCAATACCTGATTTAGAAGATGGTTTTTTAGATAGAGCAAATAAGTTTCGCCAAAATGGAATTACAAAGGCAGAATTTAAAGAACTTGTTATTGCTCCTAGAATACAAAGTGATATGAGTAGTACATTGAACATATACATTGATCCAAATAAAAGAGAACAATTATCAGCGGTAAATTTTGATTATTCAGACAATGCAATAGATGAAGTCTATGATGGTTTAATAGAATTAGACGATAATTTAGAAAAAGCAGTTAAATATGATGTTACAATAAGACCAATAAGTGATATGCCATCAGCACCATTTATCGGAACGTCAGAAAGATTTACAGAATTAGGAATAAAAAGATTATTGAAATATGCAAAAGATAATGATTATGACGGTGTTTCATTTTCATCAGGTCTTATACATGATAAAAGATGGAAACAACCTAATTTAACTCAATATTATGATGTTGTTATACCAAAAGTTGCCAAAAACATATTGAAAGGTACAGATGCAAAATTAGAATATAAAACAATATTTACAGATGCAAACTTTAAAAAAGCAGTTGATGATGGCACTTTATCTTTAGAGCCTGAAATGTATGACATAAATAAAATATTAGATGAAAATCTTGGTGAACCACAAACTGGTGGTTTTATAAAAGATACACCAACAATCTATCTAACACCAGATATTAAAGAATATATTGATTCGGGTATTTCTCTATATTCTCCAATTGTTGCTACAGGACTTGCAGGTGCAATAACAAGTCAAATATTAGGTCCTGAAGAAGATATTATTAAAGAAGAGGTTGCAAATGTCAGCGAGAGTTAAAAAGGTTGCAAATGCAGAAGTTAGAGCGGCAAAAAAATTTCTTGAAAGAAGAAAGATAGAATCTGATGAAGTGAGTCCTAAGAAATTTGCAAAATTAGCCAAA